GCATAACCGATACAGATTCGTAGGGAGGTGTGAAAATCACCGTTGGCGCTACGGGGGAATATATTATAGGCCCAATACAATACCAGTGGTATTATGGCCCGAAAGTATTCTGCTAAGAAACGCATGAACAAAATAGAACCTGCTGTACAAACACTGACATTCAGTGTAGGCAGTTCTGATATTAATGGAACTCATTACTTGGATCTATCTCAGATAGCGAGTTTAGTTAATCGACGATTTTATCGTCAAGGCATTAATTGGGCTGTTGCCGGATTTAAAATTAATGCAGAAACAGTTGGAGCAACTGCTAGTGTTACTGTTTCCAAGTTGCCTAACACGTGGGTTATGTCAAATGCTTGGGAAAAGAGTTTCCGAGCATGGCAACGAATGAATAGAGATGCATTGGAGGAGAACGAGTCTGTTCGACCGAGATTTCTTGATTTCAAGATTTATGCAGATTCAACTCATCATTTGGCAGGTTTTGGGCAAAACCTTTTGCCTTGGTCTCTCAACTCTCAGTTTGTCGCTGGAGAGTGGGAACCTTCTAAGATTGTAGTTCCTTCTGCAATTAATGCTGCTGCTGCAAGTTCGTTCTCTCGAGAATTGATTGCAACAGGTGCGAGTTATTCCGGAATCGGTGCTTCAGGTTTCGATTCGGTGTCTCTGATTGAAGGATATGCAGCCTCCAGAGGATTGCCTGCTATTCAAGATCCAAATACACCAGATGATATGGTCGATTCGACCGGTCTTGCTGCTGAAAATTGGCTTACGGCAATGTTTTCAGATGGTGTAGATTCAACAGATATTGTTCTTGACGATATGGCTGGTGAAAATAATATTGCATCTTATCCATTTGAGAATGGTGCAAACCCTGCTGGCGGAACATTTACTGATACTATGTATCCGGGTGGAGCAAATCAAGGAACTGGTTTACAAGTTCATGATCAACATTTTGTTACTCCAACAACTGTTGGTGGTACTACAAGACTCAAGGGAGGAAATTTCCCTTGTGGATTAATCCGATTAGATATATTTGGAATAGAATCGGATACTGAGATATTTATTGATTTGGTTCCTGGTAACCATCGTGGTTACATGTGTGAACCAATGACGGAGATGTGATATTTATGTCACCAGTTCCGGAAACAACAGCCGCTGCTGAAACAGTCAAGGAGGCGGTTACTACTGCATCCGTTCTTAATCACTTGCGAAACAACCGAATAGAGTACCTTCTCGCTATTGGGTTGCTGCACCTTTTAGGTGTGAGTGATCGCCTTCTGGCACAAGTCCAAGGAGTGTGCTTTTGATGGCATACAACTATGGAAAAGTGTTCAAGAAGGATGGAAAGTTTGTTCGGTATCGCTATACCAACAAAGACCCAAAAAGTAAGAAACTTGTTGCTTACAATCCTAAGAAAAAAAACACACGTCG